TCAACGGATACCATACTTGGTTCCATTGGGTTCCTGGACGGACTCTAATAGCATCAATTCTAGGATTTTTCCGAATTGCTCGTTGGTTCTCGTAAAACCAGCGAGCTTTTTTTCTATATCTACCTTTGCAATCACTTCTTCTTCTAGGTTGAACCTGTCTTCAAATAAGTTTTTATATGAAAGATTCTCAGCTGATCGAAGCGGAGCATCCATTGAAACTTCGGTACATAAAGTTCGTTTTAATCGATTACAATACCTTATGAAATCGATCTCTTTATCTTTTGCATAGGTATGAAATCGTTGGGTAAAAGCCGATCTCCCGTCATACCCCACCGACGCTTTCCAGACCACTTCTTCTAATTCACTAATAATCAGGTTCAATTCTAGTCCGGTTAGCCGGGAATACTTCCTTGCAGTGTGTTCGACAACAGGGGCCATGAGTTCCAGAAGGCGGGCTAGTGACTCTTCGCTAGGATCTTGGTCACACATCAACGCTGTTTTATTTATTAACGTCATGTCGATTATTCTCGCCATTTCTCACCCCCCTTTCAATGATATTAGATGCCGCCATAGTCGTAATTTCGTGACGGAAAATTTAATTGATAAAAGTAGATGTTTCGGGAAATACTTCTAGGGCATATTCGATTCCATACATAATTAATTTCAAGGGGTAAAATGTTTAATGGCTGCACGAAGGGCCGATCCTATTTCTCCAGAAGAACGGGTGGAAATATTAAAAAAACAGGTCGAAGCCGGTGCTTATCTCGCTCATTTACGTAAACAAAAAGGCTTAACGTACTCACAACTAGGTGAACAATTAGGGGTTTCGGCATCCTATTTATCCCGATTGGAAAAAGGTGGGGAATACCCCAGTGATCATCTTGTACGGAAGATCGCTAATCATTTCGAAATAATGGAATCTGATCTTTTTGAAAAACTAGGTCGTAGCCCATTGATCGCCCGGGAAGTGTTGGAACGTCATCCCCACCTAGCGAAAGCATACGAACAGGTTGAAAAAGATCCTGATTTCGACGACATTGAAAAAAATCAATTTTATGATGAAATTGCTCAGATGTATCAGGTAGTTTACGAAAGACGTAAATCATCTATTAAATCAGTTTCTAGTAGCAGCAAGGGGGCAGTTCTTATCTTGGGTACGAGTAGTTTCTTCTCCTACCTGATAGAAGGCAGGGACGCTGTTGACGCTTTTTTTATAGCCAGAATGGGCTGGCATAACTACGTGGTATTGGAGGATTTACTCACCTTATTTTTAGGAGGAATAGTTTTCGCACCGTTGATAACTTACGTAAACTATAGGTTGCTAAAAGGTGTTCATAAATGGGTTACTAAAGTCAGTAAGAAAGTTCAAATCGTAAATGTCATTTCTGAGGACGGAGCAGAACATCATTTTTCCGATCCTGAAAACTTTTCGGATTATATCGATTTGCTCTACTTGGCAATTTTTCCACAAAAGCGACAATTGCTTTCGAGACAAAATGGAGAAACCCTGTATTACATTAAAAAAGATCTTCAACGCTCCAGGGCTATTTGGAAATGGCTAATTACTATCGTATTGATTTTTTCGATTATCGCTTCGGTCTTGGTTATTGGAGTTACACCTGATCCCACTCAAAAATGAAGATTGAAAAGTATTCATCCCATCAATGATTTTGAGTAACTCTCCTCTGCTTAGATCGTTCACATCCTTAACATGATCAGGCAGTTGAAGTTGTTCCAGTTCCACAAAACCACCCATCTGATCGGTTACTTCTTGGGCAATTTTCTGTCCGGCCCTATCATTATCAGTTGCTAACACCAGTTTCCGAATGGGGGATTGAATCAGAAGGTTTCTCTGTTGCCTGCATAAGTTCGCCCCACCCAACGCTACCGCAGGAAATCCTGCCTGCCATAGCGTAATCGCATCGATCTCACTTTCAACGATGAACACTCGCTCCGCATTAACCTTATAAACGACGTTTAAACCGTAAATATGATTACGCACAGGCTGCCCACCGAGGAAATACCAAAACATTTTCCCATGAACACTCCGAAACTTTATATTCACTAGCTGTCCAACCTTATCGAACCAGGGGAAAGTTATGGCCCGGCTTTTCCGGTCGTATCCGATATGAAAAGCCCGTTGATACTTTTCACTTATTCCTCGTTGCTTTGCAAGGTAAGGATGCCGAAAAGAATAATCCTGTAAAACTGCCGGGTCTAATAAAAGACTCGGCTTTTTCTTTTCTGTCAAGTTCAAATTCAGCGTCAAAGAATCTGGATCGGCAATTTTGCTCCCATATTTTTGGAGCAGGTAATCTGCCGTTTCCTCAAATGTCTCATTTCGTAGCCAGGAAAGCAGTTTTACAAATTCGCCTTTATTCCATTCGGGATCATGTGAGCCGCTGTCCAACCATACCCCACGTTCTAAATGAATAGCGAAACTGGGGTTTTTCTCATTCCGGAATGGGGAACATGCTATAAAGTTCTTTTCCGTCCAACGGGGCCGCTGCCACTCATAATTCTCGATCTCTGCCCTGATATTTACCCGAATTTCGTACCCCCGGACGGTAATCATATAGCAACCCGTTTCCCAGTGACGGCTTCAGCGAAGTCTACCCACTTGGGCAGTTTGTTTTCTGTTTTGGTTCCATACGCTTCAGAACGTTGGGACTGAAATTGTTGCATTTTCGTTCACCCCTTCGTTTATTCTTTTTTTGAAGTAATAACGTTTTGACGTAAAAACTTCATAACAAACTGCTTTGCTATATTAACGAATGGACATACATTAGTCTATCTGTAATTCGCGGTAACTTTCCCAAACTAAACTAAAATAGGTCAGTTACATCCGTTTCTCGTACATATCCCAGGTTAAAATTCACGGATAATTCTACAACTTTCCCCACATTTGGTTTCCGGCATTTCTCGATTGAAATTTTGCCGATTCCGTCTGCTGCATCAAAGGTTAGGACGGTTGCCGCATCTTGGATCACCGCTATAGTTTCACTATAATCGGTCAGCTTCGGGGGCTTTACGATTCTGTTCCCCTCGTCATCTTGCTTTGCCCCCTCTTTTTCCGCAGCACCGGGGGTTTGGTGAACCACTAGACCCGCCACCCCATACCGCCCGAAAAGCTGCCGAAGTCGCCGCGAAGTCGAAGTCATAGCATCCCGTAGCCCTTTTCCCTTGCCATGAATCATCAGGTTAAAGCCATCGATGATCACCATTTTTGTATCGGGAAAGGTTTGCAGATCGGCTTCGATGGCCTCCAAGGTTAACCCGCCCGGCAGGTCTTCCATCGTCTTGATAACATAGGCACCCTGGAATTCTGCTACCTCTGGGGAAAAGGCTTCTAGGTATCTGAAATAGGCTTCTTCGTTGTCCAGCAAGCCCCGTCGTAGCTTCACATTATCGAATTTGCCCATAAGCGTATCCAGGCGAAGGCTTTGCTGCTTCTTTGAAAGTTCAGGCGAATAATGCAGCACCGGAAAACGATTTTCCCAGGCCGTAAGGCCGATATGCGAAGCGATCCACGATTTACCCCGGTTCGTGAAAGCCATTAGCAAGATAAAGTCGCCCGTTTCGAATCCCCCTGCTAAGTCTTCGGTCAGGGTCGCGTATGGGGTAGGAATATAGATCGATTCGCGGGCTGTCTTCGCTTCGTCGTACCATTCCCGCCGTTCGTTACCGTTGGCTGCATAGTTCGTTCCCAAGGAAAAGGTCGAAGCGGTTAGGGCTTCAATCCGGGCCGTTTCTTCCTTTAGCCAGGTAATGAATTTATCACCCGGTAGTTCGGAAAACTTGCTCCCAGCCTGATTTTGCAGCAGTTCGAAGGCTTGCAGCTTTGCGGTCTGGGCCTTTAATCGGGTACAAAGAAATTTGAAGGTGTCCGATACGCTGGGCATATAATCAAATTCAGTGAATTCCGCTGCCACCGTCCGGGGATCGGGGGCTTGTCCGTTATCTTTCACATAGTCACGTATAAATGCATACACCTTTTCCAGTGTGGGGAAATCATCGCTGTCAATGTTGTATAAATAAAGTTGCTGAAATGCATTTTCATCGATGGCTTTGGAAAGCAGTTGTGATTCCAGCATTAAAAAAGCCCCGCCTTTCTATGGTCTACACCCCGGAATGAAACGGGGATCGCGGCCCCCTCGATCCGGCTTGCGATCCGATCATCCAGCAGTCCGGCGATCTCGTTCAATGGCAGGTTCGACGTGTAAATGCTCGTCATTCCCTCGATGATCCGCCCGTCGATCACTTCGTAGAATTCGGATCGGTAGGCTTCCGTTGCTTCACGAACCCCAATATCATCTAAGACCAACAATTCGGCCCGCAGCATTCGCCTTTTTAGTTTGTAATATTGATAGCTTGCAGCTTGCTGCATCTCTGGGGTTCCGCGAAACTGGGCATTAAACGCATTCTGATACTTCGACGCATTGACAAAAAGGGCAGGGATTTCGTCGATCTGCCGTTCCTTTTTTACATGCTGAATCGTCCGGGCCACCATGAATTCATTCAGGATCGCCACCGCTGCCGTTGTCTTCCCAGTTCCGGTTCCTTTGGGGTTGTCCAACTGGGGAATCGAAAAAAGATATAGCCCGCAGCCCTTTGCCACTTTCCCCAGCACATCGGCACAATATTTTTGAACGGCAGTACAGGCCACCGGATTATCCTGTTCGAAGGGAAGTCTTGCCGCTGTCACCCCGGCATAGGTCTTCGGAATCCCGGCCAGGCCCCAGATCCCGCCGCGTCCTGTTTCCCCTTGCAGCTTTAGAAAGGCATAACATAGGGGGCCGCAGAAGGCGAGGTTTCCGGCCTGCTTGCACTTGCTCTTTAATAGGCAGTTGTCCACGCTTCACGCCCCCTTAAATCCGGTCTATCAATGCCAGCAGTTCATCGTCTGTCCTGCCACCATGTTCCGGTATATTCATTCTTACTTCCCGCTGCTGGGCTACTGCTAGGGCCTTTTCCGCCATCCATGTAGCCAGGGCCGCTATGCTAGGCCGGGGGAATTTTTGAAGGCTTCCCCATTTCTCGTACATTTCCACTGAAATGTCTACCATCTGCCGCAGTTGTTCCGACGAGTATTGCCCCATCAGATTCTTTTTCACCAGCTTTGTTTCCCTGGGCCAGTTAGGGGAATAGTTCGCGTTGTATTTCTTCCGGTATCTCTGGCAGAAATAGCGGATCACACTTTGAGCCGTCGCAAGGTCTTCAGCGATTGCCGCCGTTGCTTCATCAGCTTGAGCCGCTGCTGTCTTACTGTTATTACAGTTAATAACCGGGGGATCAGATATATCCGTATTCTTTGTATATACAAGATGAACGGGGTCGTTCGTTTCTGCTATGGGGTCGTTCATTTCTAATACGGGGTCGTTCATTTCGTATATGGGGCTGGGCATCACCTGGGCCGCAGGAAGGATCTTATAATGGGAATATTCGGCCTGGGAATTCGGCAGCTTCCGCATTTCCCGCACAAAAATTGCTTCCCCATTCCACCGGAATTCAAGTAGTGAGTTCACCCACCGGCTAATTGTGCATCGGTTTTTTCCTGCTAACATTGCAAGGGTTGTCTGGGAAGGCCAGCATTCGCCTTTTTCATCCATATGGGCCGCGATAATGCACAGCAGCATCCATCGTTCCGGCCCCAGCTTGGCGATCAATTCGCTCGTTATCGCTGACTTTAACACCCGAAATCCAATTAGTTCGGCCTCGGGGTGTTGAATGTTTGCGGTTTCCATGATCTCGTTACCTCCGTTCCCTGGGTTTGATACCGACATTTCCCCACAAGTGGTTTATCGTTTTTACATGGAAGTCATGATCGGACATTCCACAGTCCGGGCATCTCTTGTATCCCGTCCAGTTATCCTTTTTAAAATTCCGCCATTCACCGCAGTACGGGCACCACAGATCGCCCTTCCGCTTTTTCTTTGCCGGGTCAATGAATTTGATCATCTTTTTAAACCTCCTTATGCTGTTTTGATTTCGTTTCGTGTTCTGATTTGTGACAAAAAAATAAACCCGCCAGCCATACGGCCAGCGGGCAGACGTTCCTTTTCTTTAATTGTGAAGGGTCTTTGTGACATCATATAAGCCACAAGCGGAAAGACCAGAAATAAGTCCGTTCAAAATTCCGGTTTGCAGGTTATCTGCCGGTACCAGAAATACACCACCAAGAATACCCAAAACAAGAGAAATCGCGGGGACATACTTGGGGTCAATATAATTTTTTGCAAGTTGGCCTAGGGCCACAATAACCCCGGTAATCATACTAGCTTCGAACATTAAAAAATCACCTCAATAATTTAATGGGACAGGGGCAGCACAGAAGTCGCTTCCTCTGTCCCGTGCTATTTAGATACCGCTTCCGGGTATGATTTGTAACACGATCAAGCACTTAGTTTTTCAAATAGGCCCATTCTGTCTAATACCACCACGATACGGTAAAAAGATTGATCCCCCAGGGGGTCAGTAATCAATCCTTTTTGGTGTAATTTGATCAAGGTTGGTCGTGCCCACTCCGGGATTTTGTCATAGAGTTTCTGGGCTTCAATTTTGGCCTGCTCCGCTGCTTGCCGGGCCATTTCTGCATCCAGTCGGGTTTTTACTCCCGCGATAAATTGATCCCAGTGGGGAAGGATCAAATGGGGGCAATCTTTACCCGTCCAGTTTTTATGAGGCACCACGTTTTCAAGCGGGATTCCGTTTTCAATCAGTAGCTTGCAAACAAGATCCTGGGCATTGGCTTCAGCTTTCGCCAGATCCCCATCAGCATTTTCACAGATTTCGATTCCCACGCTGGTTCGGTTGCCGGGGCCATTTGTGCCATCCCCGGCATGCCAGGCGTTTTCAGTGATCGGCAAATGTTGAATGATCTGCTTATCGTCAACGGTATAATGCCAGCCCGTAGATCCCGCAGCCGTTGATTTGATATATTCTACATGCCCGGCAGCATTGGCTCCCTTGCTGCTGTTCCCAGTATTGTGAATCGTGAGATATGCAGGTTTCATCGGATAGCCGGGCCGATTTCTTGCACCCTTTTGGATCAATTCTTGTGTGATTTCTACCATGTTCTTTCTCTCTCCTTAGCTGTTTTTGTGGTTCCGAATCTCGTTTTTAATCTCTTGCACATCATCAGAAAGCCGTTCATACTGCCGGGCCAGGGATTCAAACTGTTTTGACATCTCAGATAAAAAAGCCGTCAACTTGTCCTCTCTACCCCTTGATTCATTTTGCTGCCGCCTGCCCTCTTGCAGTTGATAGACGTAAAGGGAAACAAAAAGGCCCGCCCAAACCCCTTGTTTTAATGCTTCACTTACAAGGGTATCCACCATCTCACCCCCGGCTGCATGTTTAGCTTTTGAGTTCAATAACAACGGCACTTGAAAAATAAAAAAAGACGTTGTTTCACGTCTTAATCTTTGGAAAGCATATCGATAATCAGATCCAACTTTTCAGCCAGGGAATCCAGGGTGGCCTTCTCGCCCTTTGCTTTTTTGCTTGCATGTTCCGCGATCTTCGCTTTGATCAACTGTTCCTTAATCTCTGCTTGTGTTTTATGGATGGTCAGGGTTGGCTTGCTCATTATTCTTCAACCTCCACCATGAGATAGGCAGGATCACACCCCGGCATGATCGTGCTAAGTGTAATCGAAATAACCCCTTTGGCGTTGCTGATAAAATCGAATTCAGCTTTGCTATTCACAGGGGCCAGGATCAAGTTTACGGGGTCGGCCCCCATCCGGGCCACTACCACTTCAATCGGTTCGGTAATACCCGGCTGGGGGGTGTCCTGCCAGTCCATGATCTCAACATTCAACGGCAGGGCTTCCCCGATCTTGATCACGTTCTTTCCCCCGGTTACAGTGATTTTCTTTGCCCCACAATAAACAGACTTTGAAAAGGTAAAATCGCCATCCTTTTCAATCTTATAGATGATTCCATTTTCTTCAATGTAGTCCACCGAATGCATCGAAAAACCTCCCAATTATTAAACCATCCGAATATAGTACACAGCCCATTTAGGGTTAGGGGTTGAGTTACTGCTGCCTGATCTCACGGAAAGTTTGAAGTTAGTATCACAGTAAAACATTGGGGGAATCGTAAATTGTGCCTTGGTGGAAAAAGTTACCGATGAATGGTATGGGTTGGGCAAGAAATACGCATTGCTTCCGTGTGACGTACTTGTAACATCGTTGTTTGTAGTATTGTAATACTCCACAATGCCGTTTGATCCGTTAGCCGTTGAACCCGATACGTTAAAAATATTGGCCCCATCAGCCACCAGGGTATAGTAGGCATATTGGCTGGTCGTGCCCAGGTCAACGTAGCCACCCAGGATCAGAATCGGCCCGGTTAATTCAAACATATCCACAGTAATATTCGCTGAAACCGTGTTTTGGTATCTTCCATATTGAATATATACTTTTTTGCCCGCCATCCACGGGGTTCGGGCTAAGGCTGTATTCACGGTCGAAAAGTTAGTATTCACGGTGTCTTTAAGATCGCCCAGCTTTGAATGAACGCTACCTGTGCCACTAGACGAATCTGTCCGAACCCCTAGCTGCCGTTGCAAAAAGGAAATCAGTGTTTCCGTTGCTCCAAACATTACAAAGCCCCCCGTTTCAGGTATGATCCGTTCCATGTGAAGGTTAAAACATCCCGAATCCCACCCTGGGACGTACCCGCAGGGGGCAAATATCGGTACATTTTAGAAATCACTTCACCGCTATATTCAACGGCAGTAAAGCCGCTGCCATAAATCCCGTGCCTGAACAATCCGCTTTCCCCGGAAAAAATCTTGTAATGGGCTGAATTCACTTGGCCCCAGGCCCCCGCCCCGTTGCGTTGATAGGTTGGATAGTTGGCATCCTGGGCCGCTTCTCCATGCAGCCGAATATAGTTGGTTGCATCCCCAGCTTTCCGCACTACTAACCAGTAACGTGCCCCGCTGGTTAGGCCCGTAAGGTCAAAGGGGATAGATACATAGGCTTTTGACGTAGTAACGAATTCAGCAGGCAGCACCATCTTTTTTAATAAAATCCCTTCGCTGCTGTCGTCCGTCACTAACCCCGCCCGGATTTCGATCACTAGATCGGCACCACTCCCACCCTTGACCAGTTCCAGTTCCACCCGTGCGACCTCCGTTACCCCCAGGGAAGTGAAATAAATTGCCGTATCATAACTTGAATTATCGAATTGATACACGCCCGCCCCGGTTTTCCCGTCCACTTGGGTTCCGTCATAAACAAGGGCGAAAGGCTGAATAGAGATCAGGGAATTCATAGTTGCTTCATCGATCACCGTTGTTCCATTCTTAAAAGCATTGATCACCGTCACTGGGCCACCCCCTATTCTTCCGCTGCAATAGTGATCCGGGCTTCCACCGTCAGCACGGTATTTCCCGCTTTCGACCAGGGCTGGGTTAGCAGGTTTAACATTGTCCCGCTACCCGCCACATCGGTTCCACCGATAAAGATTGCCGCTTTGGTATGATCACCGTTACATTCACCCTGCAAAATTTGAGTCCTGAACCTGATCAAGCTGCCTGATACGATAATCGTTGAAACGGGTTTCCGCAGCACTTCCACGATTGTTTCACCGGGGGCGGAATCATCCCCCACCACTAAATAAGGGCTGGGCAGTTCTGCAATGGTTTGGGATAAAAGCAGCAGCCCAGCAGAAGTAATCGAATTAAAAAGGGGGCCGCTCACGGCTCCCCCTTCTTCTTCAAAAAACCATTCACCCTTCAGCTTTACATTTTCCATCATTGGGAAATAACCACCTCACCGCATAGGTTGATCGTTTCATCAAGGATCTTCTTTGTGTTTTTATAGCGAATTCCCCCGCCATAATGGGCCAGTTTGAAAAATCCGGGGTAAGGTACGGTCACAGGTTCACCCAGGGCCACTTCCTGCCACCCGGTATAATTCACCCCGTCTGTACTTGTTTTCACCTTTGCCGTTACTCCCGGCAGGTTGGAATCCTTGGGCAGCACCAGCAGCCGCGATCCCACCGTTGCAATACCGGGCCTGCTTGTACCTTCAACGATCAAGGAAAAATAATTCAGCTTGGGGGAAGTAGGAAGGTCGGTCGTCAGGCTTTGCCGCACTTGCAGGGCTGCCGTTGAAAGGTCTAGCCCAGGGGTTAGGCCCGGCACTTGGCCCCGTTGGTTGCCGCCTGCCACCCTTGCCACGTCCCGCCCCCATCGGTTGAAAGGTTCGTTTCAATCACCACATCGCCGGGGAATTCCAACACCGTGAAATCAATATCTGCCGTCCCGTTCCCGCCATCATGGTTCACCACTACCACGGGACGAATAAAGGCCACCCCTGTTTTCACCGGGCCAGGGCTTGCCGGGTTGGGGTACGTTGTTACCGTTGGACTATCACTATACCCTTTAACGTACCCCGTGAACGTCTGCCACCCACCCGCCACGGTAAGGGGCGTCCCGTTTGAAGCATAGAAATATTGTCCAGTATGGGCATCGGCCCCGGCTGCATTGATCAACGTCAACCCATCAGCCGCCAGCCCTTCCACGCCCACAAAACAAGCCGCCCCGCCTGCCGTTGGGTCTACGGATTGCCTGATCCGGGCCTTGATCACATATACCTTGGTAGCATCAAAGGGGATTAATGTTTTCATGCAGTTCCACACCATGCCACCGGCACAACGTAGGCAGACCCCATCGGTTGCCGTCCCGTCATAATAAATAAATTTCGTTACCGTGCCCGATCCGCCCACGTCATCCCAGGCATCATTCAAGGTCAAGAATTGATCTTCCGCAAGGGTTCCCGCCATCGCTTCCCAGCCGATCCGGGTTTGGTCTACGCTGCCCAGCCCGGACAGGGAAAGCTGCTGCACCCGGTTCCCGCTGTTGCCCGTTGTAATGGAAAGCGATCCGTCCGTGTTGGCCTGTACGTTGGTAAGGGTTCCAGATTGGAAGTCGGCCTGCACATCTTCAATTCTTGTCACCGTGTAGGGGGTTTGGTCCAACAGTTCTTCCCGGCTACTCTCAATATAAAAGGGTAGCTGCCCCGCCTGGGTAACAAGCTGATCGCCAAAAGAAAGCCCCTCTGTACCGTAAACCAGCTTATTCAGTAAGGTCGTGACGTTGATCCCGGCCTTCTGGGCACTTACCAGGGATTGCAGCACATCCGGGATTCCCACCAGCCGCCCGCCATAACTAACCTGATACGTCCACAGATCCGGGGTTAAGGGGGTAAGGGTTACTTTTTGGATCATGAAAGTATTTTGAATTCCCCGGTCGGGTAGATCGATGGATACATATTGGCCCGGCATCCATCCCGGCATCTCTGTTTCAAAGCTGCCGCGAACCTTGGGGTTTGAATTCTGCCGTAAGTCAGCCATGCCCGCAGCTTCAGCCGCTTCGATAGTGGAAAGGGCTTTGTCAACGATCACATGCTCATACACGCCATCGCCGCCCTGCACCCCCGCAAGGGCCGCCTGGGATTGCAGATCGTCCACCGTTGTAATCACGTCCAGATCGTAACGATAGCTGAAAGTCAAGGTTGCCCCGTTTGTAGGGGTTACGGTCTGCTTGCTTGCTTTCACATACTTTTCATTGACGTTCACCAAAAAGGCCACAGCTTCTTCTTTGTCCACCCCTTCAGTTCCCACGATTACGCCCGCCCCGGAAATCTGCATGGTTAGGTTGTGGGGTTTATGGGGAAGGGGCCACGTCCGGGCCGCTCCATCTGCTTTAATCTCATAAACAAAAGGGGCGGAAAGCATAGTCCCGCCCCGTACATAAACCCGGTTACGCAGCCCGGCAGTATCCACCGAATGCTTTAGGTTGCGAAACGGGGCTGAATCGTTAAGGGTTGCCGTCAAATAAGCGGGTTCTTCCGCTGGATCAAAAAACCACACATCCCGGCTATAATCCACAAACCATTCCCACCCGCAGTATTCAGCCAGCTTTTTGAAACAGTCCGAAGGGGCCATGTAATCAAACAAGATTATCGATACTGTAGGGGCACCGGGCCTAACATGATCGGTCGTGAAAAGGCCCTGCCCATACTTCAGAATAATATCTTTGGCGATCCAGTCTGCCGTTTGCCCTTCGTAGGTTTCCACCACTAGCCGCCGGTTCAGTTGGAACGTGTAATCCTGGGCTGTTACGTCCCAGATATGCAGGCCGCCCACCGTCCGGGCCAGGTTCACCGAATCGATGATCCCGGCAAACATACGCACCCCGGAAAGTTCAACGATGATCTCGTCACCCTCTGAAGGCTGCACGTTTTTGATAGAGAAAGAGCAGGTATCAACAACAGAAGTTAATACCTGCTCGATAGAAATACCTTCAAGAAGCACATTTGTAATCTGATCTTCACCCGCGATCAAGAATACATCAGCCATTAAAATTTAACCCCCCGCCGAATCAATTGTCTTTCCAGTTCGGCCCAGATTTCTTGCCCGTTGCTACCGTTGATCGTGATATTGAAACTGTTCCCCTGGTTGCCCACAGAAAGATCCGGGGCCGTCATTGCCGGGGCCGCATATCCACCCAGGCCGCCCACCGCAGCAGCCGCCATCGCTTGCCCGGCAGCCGTCACTGTTCCAGCTTCCGCACCCATCCCCAGGGCAAACCCTTGGGCAGTATATTTCCCCATCTGCATCATTACACGGGAAGGGGAATGAATATCTAAGGCCCTTGATGCTGCATCTGTTACCCGCCGAAACACACCCAGGGCCGCATTGTATAAATAACTTGCGAAGCTGGTTAAACCACTAACAAACCCCATGATCACGTTTTTTCCCATCGTTACAGCATCGGTTTTGATCAAGTTCCAGGCGTTCATCAGGGTTTCTTTTACCGTCTGCATGCAGATCATAAGTTTAGCTGGGGCCGCGTTGAATGTGTCCATGATCCCTTGCCACAGGGCCACCGCTAACCCCCACAGGGCCACCTTTCCTTCGTCCCATAGGGTTTTCATGGTTTCCCAGGCCGAAGCGGTAATGGTATTGATCCCACCCAGCTTTTCCGTTGTCATTTGCTGAATACTGCTTGTGGTACTATTCCAGGTTCGGGAAATCCCCGCCCATGCCGATTCGACCGCACCTTGGGCCGATTGCATGGCCCCGGAAATCGCCCCCTGCACACTTTGAAAGACTGAAGCAGCCACCCCGGAAATACGGTTCCAGGCTTCGGTCAAGGTCTGGACCACGGCTGCCCCCGCCTGGGCCACTTGGTTCCATACGTTAGAAAGATAGGCAGAAATCGAACCCCAGTTCTGATAAAGATAGATCCCGGCAGCCACTAGCAGTCCGATAGCCACGACCGCAGCCCCCACCGGGCCAGCTAGGGCCGAAGTTGCAAGCGAAAAGGCTTTAATAGCTGCCGTCGCTGCCTGCACCTTCGCGATCACTTCAAAGGCTGCAAACCCCGCCGCGATCCCGGTTAAGATCGGGTAGATAATAGGCCAGTTAGTTACTAATAGGGTAAATAAGCCGGTTACTGCTGCCGTGATAGCGTTAATAACCGCAGCCACCCCAGGGGGAAAAATGGCTTCAATGGCCCCGGCAAGCCCGCCCGCTTTGAAGCCGTCCGAAAAGGCATTAACAAAATTGATCGCCAGGGGCATCAATTCCTTTAATTTTGCCGAAACGGGTTCAAACACCATTCCCAGCAGCATGTTCACGTTATCGGAAAGAGTGGAAAGCATACCTTTGAACGATTGGCTTTGCTTGTCCATCGCCCCGGCGAATTTCGTGCCCATCGCGTCAATCAAGGCAGGCACCGCTTGTTCCGCCATAATCTTACCTTGGGACGATAGATCCATAAGCTGCTGCTTACTCATGCCCATCTTTTGGGCCATCAGATCCCAGGCCGGGATTCCTCTTTCCGCTAGTTGGTTCATTTCCTCCGCCGAAACTTTCCCCTTCGTTGCCATCTGCCCCAGGGCCATCGTAACACCTTTTAACATCTCCTGATCGCCACCCACGGCAGCTACCGCATCACCCAAGGCTTTCAAGTTGGGCATCACGCTTTCAGCTTGGAAACCCATCGCCAGCATCAGCTTTGCCGAATCTTGCAGGCCGGGGAATTCGAACGGGGTTGAAGCCCCAAACTGCTGCAAGTCCTGGATCATGGCTTTGGCCCGGTCTACCGATCCCAGCAGGGTTTCGAATGAGATCGCCGCCTGTTCTAGATCGGCGTTGAAAGAAACACCTTTCCCCAGGGATAGGCCGCCCAAGGCTGTACTCACTGCACCGATGGCAGGCAGGGCCACCGCTTGGAAGCCGCTGAACGCTCTACCCATCAGCCCGCCCGATTCGCCCATTTCCTTGCCAGCGTCACGAACCTGCCCCATCGCTGTTTTAATTGAATTCTGGACGTTGGAAACATCAGCCGTAAATTTAACTAATACGCTGGACAATGCCGACATACTGATCCCCCTTCCAGGCATAAAAAAAAGCCCGCCGCCGCCATCACACAGGACAGCGACAGCGGGTTAATTCCGATCTTTGTTGAATTGTTTCTGCAATTTTTCCAGGGTTTGCAGTTGTTCTTCCCTATCGATTCGCTTGTATTCCGTCTGCTTGCCCAGCAGCAGATCCGGGGTAACGGGCCGCTTTAAGTTGCCGCTTGCATTCATCAAGTTCGCAGCCAGCCACGCCGTCCGGTTATATTCAGCTTCTTGAAGTTCCCTTTCCTTTTCATGGACAGCTTCTAACATGGTCAATAATTCATCCAGGGTTAGGTTCCAGAATTCATCGGGGGTAATCCGAAGCGATCTGAAAGCCGCTTTTTTCAGCAGGGGCCAGTCGCTTCGGTCTATACGTTTTTTCTTGTTGCCACTTCAAAGGCAGCCGCGATCTTTTCTTGCACTTGGGCAAAATTTTCAAAGTCCACCATTTCACCCACTTGGGTTTCGGTCAATTCAGTATCTTCATGGATCAGGCCCGCCCACAGGATCACCCGGATTGCCTTGATCCCCAGGTTGGCCCCGTCCATTTCCCCCACGTTCACGCCCAGCTTATCTTCAATTTCAGCCAGGGCATTTAATGTATATCGAAGGTTCCGGGGCTTATCCAGTTCGATTTCCACGATTCCACGATGTTTATTAGCCACGATCTAGCCCTCCAAAAAATGAAGCCCGAAGGCTTGCGGCAGCCATCGGGCCTTTTAATTTTCAATCAAATATTAGGCGTTAGTTGCCACCGTCAACGCACCCGAACCCGTTAAGGTCAGTTTATACGTCCCGCCATCATCAGCCGGGAATTCATAGGAAAAATCGGTGATATACACGTTGCCCGTGTATTTTTTACCGGAAGGCACTCGGATTTCCGCTTTAAGAACGTCTCGCCCGTTAAAAGCGGTGTCCATCGCGTCCAGGGCAGTATCACCCGTCACCATGAAGCCATCGCAATCAATCGACCAGGAAAGCACCCCGGCAATGTTTTCAGCCCAGGCCCCGGTTTCTTTGGACGTTGTATCGATCACCTTTGCCGAACGGTTCAAGGTTGCCCCGTTTTGGCCGCCCAGCACGGTATAAGTTGGGGTTTCAGGAGTTCCACCCGTTTGAACATACAGCAGCACGTCCACGCCCGCCACTTTAGCCATTTTCGTTTCCTCCTTATAATTGTTCAATTAGGGTTTCAAAATTAAGGGAATACAGCACCCGCCCGGTTTCATCGGTTCCAAGAAATAAGGGGGCCGCTTGTTGGGCAATACAAAAAATAACGTGAGTATTCCCCACGTTAAAATCACGCTTACCGTTTAACAGGTCGTAAATCTCCCAGGCTTTTGAATCGGCTAATGCCGGGGCTGTCCCTCTCACCAGGATTTGAAAAGTCGGTCTGCCCACGTTGGCCCGATCATCCACCGGCCTACCGCCTGTTACCTTTACTACTCCGCAGTTAGGGCCTGCCGTTGCCGGGAATGTATTAGCAAAAAGGGGCAGGTCAATCGCGGGGCCGATATACTCAATAAGTTCCATCAACCGCACGATCTTAGCCCCCTTTTTTGATCAGGTCTTGCAGTTCCGCTTCAATATGCTTTCTGTACGCTTCTTTCTCACCTTCCAGGGGCCGGGTTAAAAACTTACTGCCTACCGGGTAATGCTTATCGCTCATACCCACCCCGCCCGGCTTGTTTTCCGATCCCGGCCCCAGCTTATATTCCCCTTCGTGCATGATGATCGCATAATTGAAGTTCGTGCTTTTCTTGCCCCGTCTTTCCCGGATTGTATAGGAAACCGTTGCCGTTACATTGTCCGGGCCTGCCTGCACTTCTTTAGCAAAGGATTTTTCAAGAATACCCTTATCATGGGGGGCAGTTTCAGATGAAACCCGAACAAGGTCATCGGCACAATCATCGACAGCCCGCTTTAACCTCTGTTCTAGCTTACCCTGCACCTTTGCCAGCACTTTATCGTTGATCGTTACCTTCACGCCCATTTATACCGTCACCTTTGTAAAAAGGGGCTTGCCGCCTAGATCCCGGATAACCTGCACAACCAGCGGGCTTTTCACATACGCCAGCCCGCTTTCATCTACCCATTCAATAGCATCACTGAAGCCGATCTGTACTAGCCCCTTGATCAGAATATCAGCCGTTGTCTGCACTTCGCCACCGTTGGGGCCTTGAATCCGATCTGTCTTTTCATCAATCCGGCATTTATACGCTGTTTGAATACCCGCCGCCGGTACACCCCAGGCATCCAGTTCGCCGCCCTTGGTAATACTGACCGTCTGCTTTAAGGGGATCATCGGTCATACCTCCCCACACGCCGCCCCAAAAGGATCAGGACTTCAGGGGAAATCGGTTTCACCGTTTCACCGCTAACTTGCACCCCGGCAACGCCCACACTCCGAACCCCTTGCTGGGTTTTTCTCACCGCTTCATCCATTCGTAGCAGCCAGATCGCTTGTTCATACATTGCAGCAGCGGGCAGGGGCCGGTTGTCTGGGGTGTAGATCTTAAAATATCGATAAAGCTGCTTTTCGGCCTGCTCTAACGCCCGCCGCTTGGTGTCTGCATCAGCTTCCACCCATTCCGCGTTATGCAGCACATCGGCAAAATAAAGATCTGCTGCCGTTACATCAGCCGCCATTTGTAATCGTCACCTCCCGCTTTCCGGGGCTACTTTTGGGCCGCAGGTTTAACTTTTTTCGATTCACCCTGCTTCACTTCTTCAACGGGTTCGCAGGCATAGCCATAATCGTTCACAAGAATGAATCTTTTTTGTTCATCCTCCACAATGGCTTCACCAATGACAAATAAAACCCCATCCGTCACCCCGCTATAAGTCGGGTTTGGGGTTGTTACGCGATATTTCGCCACCGTTCAATCCTCCCCTATATAGAAATAAAAAACGTGATAGGGGGGTTAATCCCTATCACGTCATAGAAATCGATTAGCCAGCCACAACACCTTTTTTAACATGGTTAAGACGGGCAGCAGCACGGGGATGGAATACAGCCATACCACAGTAGAATTCGATCCGGGTACGGAAAACAGGTTTTTCAGCGATTTCGCCCAGGTCACGCACGTTCACGCCGCCATTCCGTAAGCCGCCGACATACTGTTCAGCACCGAATTTCACAGCATAGAGGGAAGCCGTGTCGGTTGTGCCGCCAGCTTTTGCAGCTTCCGTAAAGCCCAAAATTTCCGTGCCCGTTGCGTCCGTTTCAATTACACGAATGGGGATGCCGCCATAGGTTGCCACGGCACGACCGAAGGCATCAGTCCCGTTTTCAATGTAGTGAGTGGACTTTTGAAGCAGGGTTTTCAGTTCACGCCGCATCGCTTTGGACATGAAAAGGGCATCGGGTTCGCCTTCTACGGCATCGATCAATTCGTCAATCATGCCGATGGTCAGAACACCATCGCCCCCGTCAATCACTTGGGCACCAGTAAGACGTTTCTGCAAGCCATCGAATTGACCTGTTTGGGCAGTATCGCCTTTGAAGAAAGCACGAGTGAATTCAAGGGCCAGGGCTTTTGCTTTCATTTCCGTATGAATGGCCCGGATGTCTTGGACGTTGCCGCGGGTTTGCACTAAAAATTTGTCAACGTCTACATCGCCACCCAGAATGTAAAGACCTTCAGAAAGTTGGTTCACAACGCCTGCCGATTCCGTGTATGCGTTGTTCACAGTACGAAACGCGATACCGGGCAGGGTTTCTTCTTGGTTGTACTTATACGAGTTACCCGCGATTTCCATCCAGGGCAGCAGTTCCATAACCGCAGAATTCCGGGCGAAGGTTTCTACAACGCCACGTTGCAAGGTATCGGTAGAAAGTTTAGCTACTTCAGTAATCGTCAAAGCCATTTTGCTATTTTCCTCCTTAGTAATTGCGGGAATTAACATAATCGGGCATAAAAAAAGAACGGGGTTTCAATCCGTTCTTACTTGCTGCCATAAGCAGCCCGAAGCAGTTGGGCCGGGGTCAGTTTGTTCAGATCCGTAGTCTGGGCTTGTCCGGGATTGGTTGCCGCTCCCACAGGTTCTTCCCGTTTGGTACTCTTGAAAAACCCTTTGCTTTCCGCTTGGGTCAGCCATTCCAGTCGAGCTTCAGGGGCCATACTGCCGGGGATCAGATCATGGAATTCTTTTGGCACCGCTTTCAGCTTTGCTTCCAGCATGCCGTTGATCAGGGCTTCAAGCTGCTGCACACGGTTGGACGTTGTTTTCACTTGTTCTTTGTGTTTCGTCAGATCATCAGCAGTTGATTTATAAAGTTCTTCAAACTTGCCCTGCTGTTCTTTCGTCTTGCGATCTTGGTCGTTTTTCTCGGCAAGCAGTTCATCTAGCTTGCTTTGTAATTCCTTGTATTTACCATTCACTTCATCGAAACGGGTTTTGGGAATCATGATTTCTGCCGGTGTTTCTTTAGTTTCCGGGGCCTTTTTCGGTTCCGGGGCTGGGGTTACTTCTTGGGCCGGGGTTGGTTCCGGGGTCGGGGGTTCTTCTGCGAAAAATTGAAGGTTCATTGTCTGGGAATCTTTCATGGCTGGTTTGTCCTCCTTGCCCTTCGCTTGTTGTCCGGGTTGCGTCCCGTTGGGCAGTATTAGGGCAGGAAAGTTTATCGTCTTTGCTCCCATTGGACGTATAAAAAGACAAAAGAAAAAAGCACCCGGTAAAATCCGAATGCTTTGAAAGGTCGCTGCTACTCTTCAGGGGAATTCAAGGTTTCCGCTGCTGCCGCTTGGTATTCCTCGAATTCCTTTACTACATCTTCCGGGGCACCAGGCAACAGGTGCCAGTTTCCTGGCTCCATTACAAACCAGGGGCTATCAAAAAATTTTGGTCTGATTGTAAACATTTTAGTTTCCCCCTTTGCGGATTTCCACGAACGCTTGATCCAAGGCTTCCCCCACCTCTTTCGCAATAGGCCGGGGGTTGGGGTTGTGTAGGTACTCAGCAACGGCTTCAGCGAAGAATTCAGCATCGCTGCTTGTTGCGTACTCACTAAGTCCGCTCTTAATGTCCTTCTTGTGCTTTACCCACAGATCCATAATAACTTTCTGCCGATGGCTGGGGTGATTGTTCCTTAAAAAATTATCGATTTGGTGTGCAAACTCATGGGTAATTACAGAAGAAGGAGCATCGGTTCCAACCGGATGAAATCCAGACTGGGCACAGTGTTCGGTCGCCTGTCTCAGTTTATCGTAGCTTTTTGCATATTCCTGGTTAAAGCAGATCCCTTCTTGGGCTTTCCACGACCAGTTCGTGCTTTGTGCCATTACATTGCTTGAAACCTTTGGGGGTCTTGGGGTGATTCTTTTCGCGATCTCCCGCTGTTCCTTTTCTGTTTTGGTTGGGTATCCTTGCTTGATTATTTTCAGGTTTTCTTCCACTTTAGCTTCAAAAAGGGCTTTGTTTCGGATTTGGCACGTTGAAATCCATTTGGTTGCCGTTACTTCTTTATATCGGGTACGCAGTTTTTCCAGGGTTTCATTCAATTCGTTAGCCAGCCGCAGGTCGTGATCCTTATAGTCTACGTGGGCGATCCCTAGCTTCTTCATGGCCCATTCTGCCGCTTCTTTCAGGGTTTTGGCAGGTTGGTATTTAAGGGCTACCTGCTCTTTAGGGGCCGGGGGTTCAATCTTTGGCTGCTGCTCATAAACTTTCGTGAAATCCCCCATATCCGGGTAATTTTTCGCCATCGTCCGGGCTGCATCTTCAGCCTTCTTCCGTAAAGACGGGGGCAACAGGGAAAGATCCCTGATCGGGGAAATATGATGTTTGCAGTTGGGGTGAAAAATTTTCCCGCTATCTCGAAGCTGCTGGTACGTTGGGAAGCCGGGGGTCTGCCCATTGATAGAGACCACCATACCCTCGAACACCCGGCAAGCATCAGTTGCCCCGTGAGAGGATACCACAGCCAGATCCACGCCCCGTTCTAGGGTTTCCGTACGTACCCCCTCGATATGGGCCTGGGTTAGCTTTGTTCTCACTACCATTTCCGCATAGGTTGAAAGCTGCCACCTTCGCCCGGCTACATCCACGATCCCCACCCATGCTTCACGTTGCAGCCGTTCCGATAGCCCTTTCGCCGCCAGCTTACCCGCGATTTCGCTGGTTAAGGTTCGACGCCCTTGTTGTTCAATGGCCCTCGTCCTAATTGTATCGCTAACCACCGATCTTACAAGTTGCTTGACCTTCCGATCTGTATTTTTTGTAGCCAGCAGCAGATCCCCATACGTATCATTGATCAACGCTTCAACGCTGTTCTGGGCCAGCATAGAGAAAGAGGAAAGGGAAGCTGCTTCAGCCAGTGAAGTCGCTTCCCCCAGGGACAGCAAGGCCATTGCCTGCCCGTTCTTAAATTGCTTTTTAATCACTGTCTCACACCAGGATTTCGTTGAATCGTCAAGCCCCTTTAAGATGAAAGCGATCTGGTTCATCAGCGATTCCGATTGGGATAGTTCAATGGCATTCCCGGTATTTTTGAGAATGATAGCTGTTTCTTTGAACGCTTTTTTGTAATACTTCACAAGCTGATCCACGTCCCGATCATACTTGGGCACCGGGGGCTTTTCCGCCATTATTGATCACCTTCCAGATCGGGGATTTCCTCCTGGGCCATTTTTTCTTGAACGGCTTGCAGATCCGCTTCACTCATGGAATTAAAAATGGAAGGGTCCGCTGTCCCTTCCGCTTCAGTGATTCTTTGCAGTTCTGCTTCAGCCTGTTCTTCCGTCAAGTCATCCAGCCACATCAAGGCCGATTTCTGGGAGATCGTTGGCTTCCCGCCCGTCCGAATTGCCATAACGTTTGCCATCTCAGCGGCATCGTTCGGCAGCCCATCCTTAAATTTAATCTTGGGAATAACGGTTTCATACCCTAGATCGCCCACCCGCGATTTTTCTAGAAGCTGGGCCACAAGCAGCACCCTTTTCAGGCCCTTATCATAATACTGCCGTTTGCGGTTCACCTTCGCCAGTAATGAGTTAAGCCGCCACTTAATGGCCAGGCCCGATGATCCGCTTGTCCCGGCGTCACCCGCACCCAAGGCAATTTCAGGGATTTCACAGCTAATCAATAGCATCTGCACCAGCTTTTCCAGTTCAGTGAAAGCTGCTTGCAGTTGACCATCCCATGTAATGTATTGGGGCACCACATCATCTTTTCCCATCACTTCGAACACCTTGTCAATGCCCGCCCGAAAAATGGGGTTCCCCTGTTCATCTTCCCCTAGGGTTCCCGTTGGGACAGCCATCGCGGGATCTGCATGCTTATCCAGAATACTAGAAATCTGGGAAATACGATGGTTAATTTCATCAAACAGGGCTTTGCTTTCTGTTAGGTCATCAATACCCTCCCAGGTATCATCGGTCGAAAAGTTGGGCACATGGACAAGCAACGGGAAAGCCACCCCAGTTTCTACGACATGCCGGGCTGCCACGATCTCGGAATAGATTTTCCATTCCACGATCTCATTTTCCACCGTAATATTTACCGGGTTCATTCGGTATTGAGCATAAGAAATCATGCCGGGATAATGGCTTTCTACATTCAGCACCCATTGATCGCCATCTGAACCAGCCACCAGGACAGGGAATGCAACGTGAAGGGCCACGATTTTGCCTGCATTGCCTGGGTCTGTTTCCGGGAATACGAATTCAGGGTTTTGACTTTCAATAATCACCCGGAAAGGGTCAGATTCCGGGCCAATGGCCCCGCCATACTCCTGCCCCCATCTGATTTTATAGAAGCTATCCCCCCGATAGGCATTGGAGAGGGCACTTTCATAATTTGTAATGTTCAACGAATTATCTTCCGCGATACGCTCTAAAGCTTCCTGTTCAGGTGAGCTATCGGCCCGGCCTGCTGAATAACTGGGCTGCTCCCCGAAAAGGAAGTCTGCCGATTTTTTACACACCACGCCGGGCAGGTTTGCGGAAATATAAATGAGTTCACGCCGCCGCCCGGAAAGCCGATCCTGCACCCGCTGGAATACGTCTGCATGCTTCCCCATGAAGAGCTTTCGATTCTCCCGATAACGCTTGATCCGGGCAGCATGGGCCACCGGGGGATAGCTTTCACCGATTTGGAACATGGCCTTTTCCTCCTTACAGTCCGTTGGGCTTGTTGTGGAAGATTCGCCGCCTGTTTGCCCCGCATAACTCAATCGCCATTTGAAGGGCATCGGGTAGATCATCATGATCATGGGACGGGAATTGCTCCATCATCTCCAAAAGCAATCGCTGCTGCCGCATAAAACGTAAAATCCCTTGTTCCACTAAAGGTTCAAGGGATTCAATTCGTTCTTCTTTTTTGCCCCTGCTTACCACAGCTTTTAGTTTGGTATGGTAGACGTTACGCCGGGTTAGAAGTTCCCGAAGCTGCCGGAAAAAATCATGCTGGGCCTGCACGGTTTCCACGGAAAAAATTTTGTGACGATATTCCCCAATCTTGTCGGCCACAACTAGAAGGGCTTCATGGGCCGGGCACTTCTTCGCCCAGGCATCCACTACATATAACACCCCTGTTTTTCTGTTCCGGGCCACCGTTACAATCGCGTTATAGTCTGATCGGCTGTTTTTACCCATTGCAATATCCCAGGCCCCAAAATAATCGACAGCCCGCCGATCTAACTCTCCATAATCAAAAAACGTGAACAAGCTGGGCCGAAAAATTTGGCTTTCTTCATCCACGGGTGAATTCATAAATTCAGAAGAAAAGGCCCGCGATCCGATGTTAACCTTTTCAATCATCAGCTTTAGAAAAGGGAATCGGCTGGGCCATAACACTTCCACGCCCCGCTCCATTTCGTCCCGGTTTGTGGCATATAAAGCTAAGGCATCATCCATTCGGTTCGGGTTGTCCACGTCCCGGCAGATACTTTCGAATTGTTCCCATAGGTCTTCCCGTTCGGGCCGGGATAGGATCGCGGAATAGACCCGGCTTTCGAAGTCGGCCCGTTTCAGCACGGTAGGCAGCAAACCGTTCGGGTGTACGATGGTTCCCATGTATAGAAAAGCCGTCCGGGTTGGATCTCCGATAGGCACGACTACAGAATTAAACCAGTGTAGATTTTTTTCCCGTAGTTCTGGGGTATTCGTGTTTTTCGCGGATTCCAGATCGTCCAGAATGACAAGATCGGGCCGATATGATCCGTTCCGTTTACCCCGAAGCTGCTTGCCCATAGATGCCGATTCAATCAACACGCCTGATGATGTTAAAACGGCTTCCTGGTTGTCTTTCTCGTTCATGCTTTTTCGGGGGCTTAGGAATTCCCCAAAGTCTTCCCGCAGCTTTTCGTTAAACTTTAACTGTCCGGAAATCCATTCAATAAACTTTTTACTCATGCCGTCTGTTTCTGAAATGATTAGGATATATTTTCGCTTACCATAGACAATTTGGTGAACAGGGAAGCAGTTGGATAGATATGCCGATTTTGCATGCCCCCTGGGTGCCGCCCAGCCGATCCGGGCTGTTACGTTATCCCCTGAAACTTTGTCTAGCAGGCCGCAAAGTTCCCGATGAAAGTTTGGGGCTGTTGCCATCGTTGATCCGGTAGGGATTAGATTCTGTTCGTTGCTTGGGTTCCGTTCGTCGGAAAAGTATTCATAGCAGAAATAAAGTGCGTCTGACTCCGCCCGGTCTATACGCCTTAGCTTTACGAGTTCCCGCAGGTCTTCTGCGAATGCTGCCCGCTGGTAATCGGTTAGGCCGCGATTTGCTTCCAACCGTTCATATAACTGCACCTTTTCTTCCAGCAATTTTATCCGATGTTGCCGTAGGGGTTTATTAAGAGTATTCAAGTTTGCACAATCTCCCACCAATTAATTATTTTTAATTTATTCGTATATTTTAGTAAAATAACAGAATTTAACAAAAAGGAAGGGCACTTGTTTATGACAAGTGCCCCCGCATCTATTCATTTGATAATACAGATAGAGAGTGTCCGGTCTATAAATTAGTTTATCTTTCGGAGGAAATAACAAGCTTAAACTTATTTATAATAGCTGATTATGGATAGATTTTAATGTTATTTTTTAACTTCGGCAAGCTGTTTGTCTCAGTTATTAACTTAATAACACTTGTATGAATATTAGGATCCTGGCTTGATGTTATTTCTCCAGTTACCTTCCTATAATAGTAACCTCTTTCTTTAGATACCATTCCCACTTTTATGCCCGTAGGTAGTCCTAATAGCTTACTTTTCAATGAATCATTTAACAAGTGCTTTCCTTTTACTTCCAACGCAAGTAACCAACCGTTAGGTAGCCAAACAAGGAAGTCGGGATAAAAGTGTCTACTTCCATCTTCAGAGGGAGAAGGTAAAGGTATTGAAAAAGAAGACATTCTTACCTGATTTCTAACCCACGGGAAACCTGTAGATTCTATAGCATTGGCCGCTTCAATTTCATCATTATTTAGAGCGGAGTACCACTCGTGTAATGCATTATTAAAAAAAACTTTATTTACTGGTCTTAATTCTATATCTCCTACTATTGGAATAGGAAACTTAAATTTTTCTATCTCTATATCTACACAATTATCATAAATCGGAATTAATCTATTTACTGCACGCTCATGTGCCTCTTTTTCAGCACGACTCCCTCTTGAGAAACTCTGCTTCCATTCCTTCTCACTAAGCCATTCAGTGTCTATTTGTGGCCATATTTGTGGGTTTCTTTCATCTAAAGCTTCTCTGACAGCATCCATAAGAGTAATCCTTATACTCTGTCCAAACTGCTGTTCCTCAATTGGCCCTATTAAACATCCATCACCAGTTGCTACTTTTTGAACTACTGCTTTTCCTTCACTGCTACACCACTCTTTAGGCATGCCTCCAGGAATAGGAATTTCTTTTGTTGCATTTTTAATATCGTTTAATCTTTTCTCTATCGTTAACCTTAAAGAAGGTAGCCTTTTATATTCTTTCGCAGGAACTTTAATAGGTTCTTCTTTCGGTTTAACAACCTTTATATTGACAACGCCTTCCCTTTCTAGATAAGTTTGAACATCGGAAATTATTTTTTCATAATTACCATTAAGGCAGTTCAAAACAAAGAATGCTGTGTTTAATATTTCATTATCAAAATGGTTCCCCATTGGTTGCCTTAATACCCGTCCAATTATTTGAGTTATTCTATTAGTTGAATTCGTATCTTGATCTATATAGGCAAGGTATACCTCCGGATCGTCCCAACCTTCCTGCAAACGTTTATTAAAAATAATATGCTTATAATGTTTTCCTTCCATATCCTCAAGTGTTTCAGCATACAGTACCCCTCTCGGTAGTATAGCTGTTTTGCTTTTTTTTGTAGCTAATACTATGGTAGAGGGACTAACCCCTAATCGTATAAGGGCGTCCATTATCTGATACGGACGTTCTTTTGAATCCTCCACTACATATATGATTTTTGGGTTAATATTTGAATTCACCAAGCGTTCTTCAAGATGTTTTAGTTTTTCTAAAGCGATTTCTATTCTAGTTTCCCAGTTGTGTCTGTAATCTCCTATTTCAAGGGTCGTCTTTAATAGTCCATGATCTACTATTCTTTTAGCTGGAATATGTATAGGTTCTATTGGCCACGGCTTCAGTTGATCTGGAAGTGGACTTGCTGAAGCAATCAAATATGCAGAAGGATTTAACTCGCCAAGTCGATCTAATTGTGCTACAGATGCATTATGGCCTTCATCATAGACTATGATCAATGGTCTCCTTCTCATATTTTTTAGAAGAACCCAAAAACTATCCCCGCCATCTTGTGTAGCTTTTGTTAATTTTAATGATTCTTTATCGCCTCTATTCCATAAACCAGTCGTAGCTACAATAATATCTAATCCTTCATTCTTTTCTATAATATCTGTTTTTATATCATCTGATAAATTTGAGGCTTCATAAACATCCGCATGGGACAACAATGTATTATATTTTCCTAGTAAGTTTATAAATGTTTGTTTAACCACAAAAGATAAGGGTGTTGTCCATAGAACAATCGCTCCTGGTTCAACAGGAAGACTTCCAAGAAATTTAGCCATAATAGGCGTTTTTCCGCCCCCGGTGATTACCTTTAATTGCAAAACACACGTTTTTTCATCCTTAGTAGGATGGCCCCCCTGTACTCTCCAAAAAGGATTATATTGTCTTAAACCATTATACAAATGTCGTACAGCTTCTTCCTGAAAGTCTTTTAACGTAAACATTGGATCCTCCTAAATTAATACTTAAGCCGTTGTAGAATTTTGTCCGGTATCTTTTGAAATTCAAATGATATTCCATCGGGGGCTACTGTTGTGCTTTTCGCATATATTCGTACTGTTCCTTGACACTCCGATTTGTAAGCCTCTTCGTATATAAAATCTAAATCCTTACTAGTCATTCCTGAATTTTTCCCATTCCAAACTAATGCAATACCTCTTCCGTTTCTAGCTTTACCAAATAGGTATTTATTGGTAGGAAGCTCTTTAACACCCTCTAAATCGTCCGTATCTAATATTAGTTCAATGATTTCTTCACGTTGCATTTGTAGAATTGCTTCTGCATCAACCTTAGAAGTTATTCTTTTAAACGTAAATCCTCCTGGTATAGGACTTACTTTTCCTTTAGCCCATTCACCAGTAATTACACGTTTTATTCTTTCTGCTGTTAGTGTTAAGCAGAAATTATCTTTGCCGTTTCCATTTTCCACTAAGATAAATCTTCTATTTCCACCATCTTCACTATTTAATTGTAATGTTGCTTGCCCAGTTGTTCCGCTACCAGCAAATACGTCCATAACAATACCGTCATCAATACCTGCAATCTGTATTAGATACTTTATTAGTTCTACCGGTTTAGGAGTATCAAAAACCTTACTTCCCATGATTTCTTTTAGAGCTTTAGTTCCATCAGCATTAGTACCGAATTCAGTTAAAATACTTCTATAAGGAATATATCTCTTGTCGTTAGTCCTTATTTTTTCGTAAGCAACGTATGTAGAATTATCCCTTTTTACGAATTCTACATCCCCATTATTAACAGCTTTCAGTAGATTATCTTTTTTCCACCGCCACCGACCTTCAGTGCCATCATTTCTAATAGGCCAAACATCTACGCCATCAGGACCTGGTATAGGAAACCACATCGTTTTTCGGTCTTCTCGCCTCGAACCTGCACCCCATTTATTTAACTCCCTACCACGCCTGTAGGGACCTTTTTCGTCACTCAAATTTAATTCATATTCTTCCATTTCCCTTTTCTTAAAGTTACACTTATCAATTTTTCGAGCATAACACAAAATATATTCGTGTTCAGTGACAATATTTGATTCTCCACTTCCACCCCCTTTTTTTGAATGATAAACCATAATTCCAATTTTATTTTGAGGACCAAAAACTTCATCCATTAGTAGTCCAAGTCTATAGATCTCCCTATCATCTATAGAGACAAAAATAACCCCGTCCTGAGTAAGAAATCTTCTAAGCATTTTTAATCTGGGATACATAAATTTTATCCATTTTGTATGACGTCCTCCGTCATCTTCTCCTACCCATTCTCCTGGACCTTCATCGTTCCAATCATCCTTGTATCTAAAATCTTTATTCCCGGTATTATAAGGTGGATCAATGTAAATTAATTGGACTTTTCCTTTATATTTTGGCAATAAAGAAACCATAACATGTAGATTGTCACCTTCAACAATAAGATTATCTTTATACTCGACTGATCCAAATGAATCTCCTCTCGTTAACTTTCTAGGAGTAATTAGTACCCTTTGTCCTGATTCTTTTCCATCCCAAATTAACGAGATTCCAACTTTATTAGACATAGATATAATCACCTTTCTAAAAAAAACAAATAATATTAATTTATTACTAGCCAAATTATTTCCTGTAAAAATGTTTGATATATCGTTCTACACATGAAAGCAAAATCCTTCTAGTGATTTATAAAATTTTAAAAATTTTTCTCTTATTTCCTGGTTTTTACTTGTTCAGGGATTTAACTGCCACAAATGTATCACCTCATAATTTTATTATTCCCCAGTATATTACACCTCTCTGTATAATTTTGTATAGAGCTCTTAATCGCCAACAAATGTTTTTAGACAAATCAAGTCCATTCTAGTTCATTCACCGCAGTCGCCAGATCGTCAGGGCCAGGCTGGGTATAAATAATCGTCGTTGCTATACAAGGATCGCCGTTCGCCTTTTGGTGCCCCATCAGCCGGGCCACCACGTCCAACGGAATCTTCCGGCTTGCCAGTTCATGCCCGAAGGTATGCCGCAGGCTATGGCAAGTAAGATGATCAATCCCTGTCATATCTTTGTACTTGTTGATAATCACCTGGGCTGCTCTTGTGGTCATTTGGGGCGATCTATTCGTAAAGAAAAGGTAGTCATCGGCCTGCCGTGGGAATTCCGCTAGGTACGTCACCAGCACCTTCCGCACATCGTTATTTAACGGAATCTCCCGGTACTTGCCCCCCTTACCGTTGCGAACGATCAAGAGTCCTTTACGATCAGACAGGCTTATATCAGACATTCGCACGTTCACCGCTTCATTCACCCGCAGCCCCGTATGTAAGAAAACTGTTATCAACGCCAGATCCCGCAGGTTGCCCTGTTGTCGAACGGTACGCACCAGCATGTTCTGTTCATTGCGGGACAGCCACTTTATGTTCTGGGCCGGTGTCGGCACGTTCTCCACGTCAGCGGCAGGGTTGTCCGGTATATCGCCGCGTTTGACGTAGAATTCAAAGATCACCCGTAGCTGAGTTATGGTCAGGGCCACAGTACGGGGTTTGTAATGATTTCCAGCCCACCTTTTGAAACGTGATACGTCCGATTGAAGCACTAACCCCAACCCTCGGGGTGCCCCCTGGGGGTGTGGTGGGGGTGCGGCTTTCCATGATTCCGTCGCGTCCCGTTCACGGTCGAACCATTTACTGAACCGCTGCCATGTTGCTTTGTACTGTTGGATCGTTAATGGACTTTTCCCCCGCTGTTCCAAGTCTGCTATGAATTGTTCAATCATAAAACGCCATCTACCCTTCCACGTTATCAATATGTGATCAAATATTCCGGAGATAACGGGGCCAATTTATTAGGGTTCCGGTCTTTATTATACCATATTTGATCGCATATTCTAAAGAAGAACGAATAAGCACTTAAGCCTTCGGTCCAGTGATAACTTGCAACGGCAGGGCCAGCAGCAAGTCCGTGATTATCCATACCAAGGCTGTAACAGGCCGGGCCAATCACGATAAGGACTGGGGAATGTATAAGTCACCAAGAAAAAAAAATAAGGGCAGCCGCCCGAAAAGGGGAAGCTGCCGTGATTATTCACCCAGGGCCTTTTTCAGTTCTTCGATTTCCGCTGCCAGGGCTTCATCCGATCTGTTATCCTCAACGGTTGCCGTGATCTCCTTCACGTCTGTTAGCTTGCCCCGGTTCTTCAGCAGCAGTTCAAGGGCTTTCAGTTGGGTCTTTTCGTTATCGGCTCGTACTAGGCCACGTAGCCGCACGTAGGCTTCAGTAATGAAATCCTCCATCAAGAGGTCGGCAAGGTAATTTTGATAGGCCAGGAATTCCGGGTCTTGCTTCCAGCGGTAAATTGTCCGTTCACTTACCCCAACCTGTTCCGCGATCTCAGCGATGGTCAGCCTGCCGTCCAGTTCATTGCCCACAAAAAGTTCCGCTGCCTTCGCCTGCTCGGGGGCCACAGCGAATGCAGCACGTCCATTTCTGCCACTCTTAACCTTTCTCTCTGCCATGTTCTGATCACCTCCCGTTCGGAATTCTGATTTTTTCCTTCTATAAAACAGGCACAAAAAAAGGGCCGCGATATGCAGCCCGTGTTTATGTCATATGCCGGTAAAAATCCTGCCCTATACGTTAAGCCTACGGTAAGTCCTTGATTGCCCACAGCAGCCACAGAAAGCCATCCTTAAGACCGTCCAGTATGGTCAGCCTACGGTTCAACAATAAAGCCCCCTGCCCTCTTACTCACTTATAGTATAGACCTAGAAGTATTCTTTACAAGTCGGGGACGGGCTGCTTACAGTATATATACAGTAATAGATCAGTTATTACAGTTATACAATACATATCTTTATATATAAAATATGAACGGGGTGTTATACAGAATGAACGGGGTGTTTCACTTGGTATAACAGATTATCATTTTTGGATGTAAAGAATGTTCTTAATGCTATACCTTGAGTATCAACCTTAGAATATCCCCATAAAAAACTTTGGCCAACCGTCGATTTCCTTCCTTGTCCGATTTTTTCGTTAATGTATATTTCATTAACCGGGGCAAATCATTCAGGACTATACTAATTTTTTTATATAAATCCGGACTGTTTAATATAACATAAATAAAACACTATTAGTTTTTGGATTTTATTCTTGTTTGATTTACGAATTGTGATGAAATATGGCCCTTCCGTATTTAGATGTAAAGTATTTAGATGTATAAATATCATCATAATTTTTTTGTTTCATCTTACATACTTCAGAATACAATTCAGATTCGGGTAGAATAGAATCTATGAATTCCCAATTATTTTTTTCTTGAATTATAATTACTTGGTAGTATTCTTCTCTTAAATTATTTGATATTGACTCATGGCTAGCAATTACTTTTTTAGCAGATTCACAGTTTCTTGTTTTGTAATCTTTACAGAAATCACAGTATCCCCAAGAACCATCATCGCATTTCCACCTATTTAATAAAGGAACCAATACGTTACTATAAAATATTAATTTTGGAGGATTTTCGAAGTCTATTATTGCTTTATTAATTTCACTAATTGCATCAGGATATTCCTCACATATGGTAATAATTTTCGGTTTAACGCTAAAAAATTTTTCAATACCCCCGTATTTGGAAGATATGTATTCTAAGTAATTTTTTATTAACTTAGATGCCTGACTTAAACAGTCGTTATTTTTATCTACAAGTAAAAATCTAAATTCTATTGGTACTTTATAAGGCCAGGCTATATTGAGATCCGTTAGCACGAAGCCAGATATAACTTGAAAATAATAGTCCAACGCGGCCAAAGAAGCCGTACCCGGACCACACCCAATATCTAGTATAGTAATTGTTCTAAAACCTCTACTTAATAAATCTTCGCCCTTTAATGAAATATCGTGCAACGTATGCTGTATTTTTAAAAAGTGTCTAGGAAAGTATTTCTTGAAGAAACCTTTAACATCATTTATATCATTAATTGCTACATTATAAGTAAGTTGAGTATCATCATATGTTTCAATCTCTGAACGATACACATGCCTCATTTCAGGAGAAAGCTTCCATGCACCATTGTGGATTAGCCATCCTTCAACCTTTTCTAAAACTCTTTTATTAATCATTTATATCACCTTTAATCTATATATTGTGAATTTGCATAACAATAGTCACAACCGGTATAGCACTTTTTTGGGGGCCATCCACCTATATCAATTGAATGCGTACACCCACAAAGAGCTCTTTTCTTGGGTTGTTGTAATGATGTAACTTCCTTATCTGGATGTAGTTGGCTTAGTAACTCACCGTCAATACACCTTGTCACTGGAAAGCCTTGTACACAACATGCTGATATAAGAATGTTATATTTATCTTCCAACTTTTTTAGCCATACTTTAGTTTTTTCACGTTCATCATTAGAAGGTGGGTAGATAGTACATCCTAAGTCTTTAAACCTTTTATCTACTTTTCTATGCATTCCATTCTCTAGAAAACTAAAACTGAAGTGCTTTATTCCATATCCTGAAGCTTTTTCTACGATATTTTCAAACAGAAAAAGACTATTAAATATTTTTTGGTTAAAATCAATGATTCTTACTATAGGATCTATCCTCAATCTAATTCTTTGCGGGTTTTCTACTAATTGTATTAGACTTGGTATAGCATCTAAAGAATCAATATACGGAGGGCTATTGGGTTCAAGAACTAGTGGTTTTCCATCTTTCTTTGTTCCTAGTATCATTTCACCTAATCCGGTAATAGTTAACTGAATATACAATGGTATATTTCGTTTTTTTAGTTTCTCTAAGTATTCTAACAACGGGTTAGCTAACAATGCTCTAGGATGCTTGGTCCATAGAACTAAAGTATGAATATTCATACCTTTGACGTATCTTTTCTCAACTTCATCTATTAAATCTTTTGGATAATATTTAGGCATATCGGTCATTCTTGAAGCACTTAATATGATTTTGTTAGCTTCTTTTTTATTAGCGTCAATGGGCTTTCCGTCAAATATCGACATGGCCCCCCCCCCAATCCTCAGTCGTAGTAAAACACGAGTATTTTATGCTACTAAATATATAGTGTGCTATTGAGGGTATATAATTTCCAAATCTACCTTAAACGACAAATATATATACAATATTAATTGTTTTTACAGCGTAGACCCATTTTATACCAACCCATTGCCTTTATACTTAGTCTCTGTCGATGCTTAATAAGTAGAACACGTCGTTATCTTTTAGATCATCTAATGTTTAATACTTTTGGTCCAACTCTTCAGCCACTTCACGCTTCCACAGAGTTCTTAAGATAAGGTATTGTGCCTGGTCACCGTTCTGTTTGGCCTTGTTCATTTCGATTTCTAGACGCTCTCTCTTCGAAAGGGCATCTCCTTTATCACTACAGCCGGGCAACATCAGAATACTGAGAAGTAAAAACGAGACCAATTTTAAATTCAT